TAGAACGCCTTGAAGAAATGAAAGTCAATGCTTGCAGTACAGGGGCAATAGATTATTCTGCTGAAAGAGTGCAGACAAGTCCGTCAGGTGATACACTTTGCAAACAGGTAACAAATTATGTTGCTTTCAATGATAAAATCAATGCAGAAATTGACAGTTTTGCAGATGCTAAAGAACAGATCATCAAAGAAATCAGAGGTTTGCGTGATAAAAATTATGTTCAGGTGTTGTATAAAGTGTATGTTCAGTACAAGACAGTGAAACAGGCATCAAAGGAAATGAAAAAGTGCTATAATTACACGGTTGAACTGCATAACAAGGCACTTGCAGCGTTTGAAAAAACTTATCAAAACTTACATTATTTGATGTAATCGGTTATAATCTGACGATTGACAAACGGGTACAAGATAATTATGATAAACTTGCAAAAACTGGGTTGC